TAATTGAATGCTGCTGTTTGAGCTTCCATTAGAAAAAACACTGCTGATTGAGTCACCATCTGTATCCAATAAGGTCACACCACCAATATAAAAGTTTGCATTAGCTGGTGTAACAATAATTGCGTCAGTAGCATCAGCGGCTGCGCCAGCATAAATAAACCTAAACACAGACCCAGCAATAGGAGCTGGCAATGTGTAGGTGTTATCTTGGCCGCCATCAGGGACAAGTAAGATTCTGCCGCTATGAGTTGCATTAGTAAGGGTTACGTCGCCGTCAGAAAGGCTGACAGGGCCGTCACCAACAGTAGTAACTTCAGTAATAGCGCCAGTAGTTGAATTCTTGCTTACAGTTTTGAAGGTGCTTTCAGATCGCACAGCACCTGTGAAAGTAGTATTAGCCATGTATTTCTCCTGTCTTGGCTAGTGTCTAATGTTTCATGTGAAACGATTAGTCAGGATTAAGTTAAATGAGTGGTTGGAGTCAGAGCGTAAGCTATTATTGGGGCCGCTGCCATAAGGCAATAACCTGTACCCACCTTTTCCCCCACCGATCCCACTCGTAACCGGCAGCATAAAATAAAGGGGCGCAAAACGCCCCCATATCCGTTAGCTTGATCCGGGTGAACCGTAAATTCCAAGTGGGTCACTTACTCCAAAAGAGTATCGCTCCCT